CCGCAGTACCTGCAGCAGCGATCGGCGCAGCGGCGGCAGCGGCACCGCCACCGAAGAAGGCAGCGAGAGGAGCGAGGAAAGCGGGGAATGCCACAGTGACGAGTCCTTAGCTTAGTTACAACTTTCGAACTGCGCCAAACAAATTGGCGTTGGATGGATACTACAGAATAAGCGGCCGCAAGGCAATCTTATGTGGCTACCTTCACCGTCCCCGCGTCGTTGTACAAGGTCCCCGGTTCGAGGCCCGAGGCTGACGTAGGCAGTTCCGTCAACGTCACGTTCGTGAAACGACCGAGCCCGGGGTTGGCCTGCTGATCGAGAAACACCGAGAAAGCTCGAACGAGCTCGTTCATATACCGGCGATTATACTCCGGCGGAGGTACGGGGAAGAACGGGCGTGCGAGGTTTCTGGACATCAGCGTCTCCCGTCTGTACGAAGATCGGCCCGCGGGGTGCCGAGGCGCCATGTGGTGTTGAGATCGACCGAGTCGACCCGGAACTTCATCTGCCTGCCGCGCAGCCTCAGGTATACCTGCTCCGTGAACAACTCGATCGGAGTGGAGGCGGTGCGCGTCGTAGCGTCAGAGTCAATCTGGCCGTACGAATCTCCCGGGCCGTCCGACGCCGAGACGGTCAGGGTCACCTGCGGGCTCGTCGCGGTCGACTGGCCGAAAGTTACGTCAGGCAGAAGTCTGGACAAAAACGCAAACTGATCCCCCTCCCCGACAGTGAGCGGGCTAGACTCAACGTAAGAAGTGATGGGGGAGAACGGGTCGGTGGAACCGTCGTTGAGTCCCGTTTCGTGGTAGTACAGGTAGTTCTCATCCGCCGCCAGCGGGACAGCGCCCGCGGCGCGGTCAACCCATGCCGAGCGAGACAGGGTTCCGGTGTACCAAATCTGTTGCTTGTAATTATAGACCACATACCGGTCGCATTCACCGGACAAGCTGCATGGGTAGAACCACCAAATCTCGCTGAACTCGACGTTCGACCCGCACACCACTTTATACGCGCCTTCCTGATCCATCGTGTCAAAGACGTAGTTCAATACGGGGCAAGGAATCTCTTGCACCGCGCCGTCAAAGACGTAGAACACCCGGTCACCCATCCAGTAGACCGCGTCATCAACAGCCGTCGCCGCCTTCGGGGAAACGACTGACGTGTTACGTGACACCATGTTGATGCCGAAGGTGAACGGAGGCCCCAAGTATTGCATCGCGTACAGCGACGTGTCCGTGAACACCAATGTCTGCTGACGTGTCTCAACACCCAGAACGATCTCAGAGCCGTTGCCCAAGCGAAGTGATCCTGCTGTCGTGGTGGCTGTGATCTGCCAGTCGGTGTAGTCCTCTTGGTCGGAGAACCGGATAAGCATCGGATCAAGGTCCGAGCTCCCAACATCGTTGACACCAAAAGCAATGACGTGACGGTCTCGATCCGAAACCATGACTTGGTTGGCCTTGGTCGGAATGTCCGTGCCGGAAAGTGTCGAGATGTCGACCGCGCGGCTTGCGGTTCCTGCGGAAGTATCCCAGACAAAAATAGGACCGCCCCGCCGATTGATCAGAATGTCTTCGCCGAAAGTATCGTGGGACCACGTTTGGATTTGAGACGTGCTGATGCCGCCGGACAGCGCGGCGTCATTCCAGCCCTGCCGGGACCATCCGCCCGCGCCCCACCCGGTGCCCACCGAGGTGGTGTCAGACACCGTGTTGACCTGATAGGCGCCCACGACGCTTGACCCGCCGTTTCCGGTGTCCGATGCGTTCGCAGGCAGTGCAGTGTAAGACAACGCCCCGTCAACCGTGATGCTTGCAATCGAGGTCCCCGCTGCGCGAGCCGTGATTGTGAAGGCGTTCCCGCTGACAACGGTGTCGATGCGGTACTCTTGGTTCAACACGGCCGCTGTAATAACCCCGCCAAGAGAAGCCGCGCCGCTGAACGTCACATAGTCGCCCTCCGCCGCGCCATGCCCTGTTTCGGTGACGGTGATCGTGGCTGACCCATTAGAGGCGCTGAACGTCACGTCCCCTGCCGCTGTCGTCAAGCGCAGAGGGGTGATATCAAAGTATGATCCGCCCTCTTCGACGTAATACTTTATGTTCGTGCCGACACCCGTGCGCTTCGATCCAGCAAGATCGAACCATGGCAACAGCGCTCGGCACGTCCCGAGGAAACTGTTGTTCGACAGTTTTTGCCAGCCCCCGATCTTCTCTGGGAAGCCGAGTGTAAATCGAACCTTGTCGCCATCGCGCCAACCGCCCTCGTTGGCGTACGCGGTCGTGTCTTTCACGAAGCCGGGTCTAAACTGGAGCTTGGTCAGCGGCATGTTAAGTCCCCGCGAGCTTAAAGAAGGCTGCTTTTGGTAGGATAATCCTGTCCGCGCCCAGAGAGTACGTTATGTCTTGGTCGGTTCCCGTCAGGTTCCCAATGACCGCTACTTGGACATTGTCATACCACCAAGTGTTGTAGTGCAGAAGAAAGGTAAGGCTGGCGTTCGTTCCAAAATTGAGCAGGTCTGAGTAGGTGTCTGGGTTGCCTTGTATAAGGACCAGCGCAAACATCCCTCCGGGGATAGTTAGGGTTCCCGTCGCGCCGAACACGGAGCTTCTCGAATCGGCCTCCCAACTCCCCGGCAAGAGGATTATTCCGCCTTTGTTGTTGAGTTGCGTGGCGGAGCTTCCGCCCTGAAAGTCCACGCTCGCAGTCGTCGTGCTCGCCGTCAGTGGTGTCGTAGCCTTAAACACCCGATACGAGGATCGGTAGGTCTTTCCGTTATCCGACGTGGACGACGTTTGATACATGAAGGCGTTGACCGCCGTGGCGGCGGCACCATTGATCTTAGGGTCTTGCGCAACATCGTCTGTGTTCGATGACTGCCACGCCAGAGCAGTCGTGGTGGACAAACCAAGGCTATCCGCCTGAGAACCCGCAGTGAATGTGCTGTCGCTCGTATCCCCGTTTCGGAACACGTCGGTGCGGGTGGGTTGTTCCGGCGAATTACCGAAGGTCTGCGTGGCACTAAAAGTGTACATGCCGCCGGAATAGTTGCTGGGGTGCGACGACGCATACGACCCAGCGTTCGCCGCCATTGCGGTGAAGATGTCGCCAGCAGAGACGCGTGACGCCGCCGAGAAGATCGGGAACGGAAACGTCACTGAAGAGCCTCGATCAACAGAGACGTGAAGCCGTTGATCTTGGTGATGTAGGCGAAGAAATCATCCCCGTTTGTGGTGGTCAGATTACCGGTCCCCGTCGTCTTGGAGAAGCCCGAGGTAGAGATCGCCCCCGCAGAGGCATTGTTGGTCACTTGGACGATTATGGTGTAGTCGCCTGACGCGGTCGGCGCGGCGAGCGTGAACGCCCCGCCGTTCACGATCCGCTTCAGATTCCCGCCAGCAGGGGCCGGGGTGTATGTGCCGCTGGACTTCGTGCCGTCGTTGTCGGCGGTCGCGGTGTATCCGGCAGTCAGATTGTCGTCGGTGTCTGCCTTGAGGATTTCCGCGTCTGCGGCTTCTTTCGCATCCAGCTGCGTCTGAATCGCACTTGTGACGCCGTCCGTGTAGTTCAACTCCGTCACGGTGGCCGTGATGCCATCCAGCGTGTTGAGTTCTGCCGCGGTGGCCGTCAATGTGTTGTAGCTGGTCAGCGACCAAGTCACGCCGTCCAGAATATTGAGCTCCGCCGCAGTGGATGTGAGCGTGTTGTAGCTGGTCAGCGACCAAGTCACGCCGTCCAGAATATTGAGTTCTGCCGCAGTGGATGTGACACCCAACGAACCGAGCACAGTGTTCCCGCTTTCAACGACCCATGTAGAGCCGTTGCCCACGATGAAGTTGCCGTCCGTGACGGCCAAGTCCCCGATTGCGTTAAGCGTTGAGCCCACGAGACCTGCACTGACATCCACGACCTCGGCGCCGCTACCCGCTCCGTCGGAGTAAACGACCTTTGTTTTGCCAGCAGGGATGTCGACGTTCCCGCCCGACCCTTGCGTCATCGTCACCGTTTGGTTCGATGTGTTGTAAATCGTGTATAAGCGTTCGATAGTATTCGGGTTGATCGTCACCACACAGGTGGACCCCGGAGTCCCGGTGAACTTAATCACCGAATAGTGGCCCTCGGACAAGGCGCCGGATGTCGACGTTGTCAACGTGTGCGTGGACCCGGTCAAGGCAATAGCCCCCACCTGACTCGTCAATCGATCGACGATATCCATGTTGTCGTTTACGGTGTCACCCCAGTTGCCGACCTGTTCGCCGTCCGCGGGCTTTTCGATTGCGACGTTGGTTGTGTATGAACTGGGCATGCGCCTCTCCTACGGGCTCCAACCGCACAGCTGCTCGCCGAGCGTGTTGTGTGACAGTATCTGTTTTACCGTGTCTTGGGTCAACACGTCTTGCGTGGATGGGCGAATCGGAGTCGCCCAATCACACGATTTAGGGCTCACGCATCCAGCGAGACAAAGCATCAGTCCGCTGATCGTCAGACATACCGAGAATCTCATCGTCCACTTCCTTTCTCGCCTGCGCCGCTTTGAGGGCGGCTTGCAACGATTTCATCACGGCACGGCGTTTCTCGGCGTTTCGGATGTATAGGATGCCCGAGCCGACGGCCGCGGCCAGCACCATTGCCAGCAGAGCGTAACGCCCAAGCCGAGAGCCAATCAGCCACGTCATCTATCGCCCGCTGCCCATTTTTTAATGCGCTCTTGCATGATCCAGATCAACGCAAACGCGCCCACACAAGCCGCCACGATGATCACGATCTGGGCAGTGCCATCCAGTGCAGAGACAGCCGTCGCAACGCCCGTTGCACCAGAGACCGCCGCTGCCGCAGAGGCTTGGAGGGTGGTTGACTGCGCCGGATTGGTGCGCTCTTCGTCGGCCTCGATGCGCACGGGCGGGTCGCTCGCGTCAGTTTTTAGGAACAGGTCATGCTCTGCCGCGCGCCGGCGCACCAAGCCTTGCAGGACTTTTCCGCCCGCCTTGTTGAACCACGTCAGCGCCTCGGCAGCGCCCTCCATGTCGCCCGCATTGAACCGCTTCAGACATGTGGATTTTCCGAAGGCGCTAGGTCCGATGTTGTAGGCCAGAGAAAGCATCGCTGCGTATTGGTTATCCGTTGGTAAACGCGTCATCAGGGGAAGAATAAGATCACTGAATTTATCAAGAGTCCTGCGCAGGTACATCTCCGCATCTTCTTCGCTGATGTTCATGTTCTCTTCGACGACGATCCCAACTCCCGCGCGGGTAGTCGTTCCGTATCCGATCGTCCAGACATCGGCAGGGCACTTGTACGCGGTCAGGCGCAGGCCCTCGAAATGTTTGATGAGGTCTAGCCCCTCTTTGTTGATCGGTCTCATGTTAGGCAACCTTCTGTGTCCACGTACTTCCCGGTGCAGGACTTATATCAGACCAGCCGCCGGTTGTAGAGGGGGTGACGCCGGACCACCCATCCGAGGCGCCCGTTTGCACTTCGGCCCAGTTCGCGGCCTGCGCCGGACCAATGCCAGACCAGTTGGGGTCTTGGTCTGGGAGGATCGACCCCCATACCAGTACGCGGCCGACAGCGCCAGCGGCCGATACGCCCGTGAGCGTGAGGCTTACGCCCGTTCCCGTTGCGACGGTGACAGAGCCGACTTCACCAGTGGCCGATACGCCCGTGAGCGTGAGGGTAGCGTCCGCCGATACTGCGACAGTGCCAACAGCGCCCGTGGCCGATACGCCCGTTAGAGCGACCAGCGCATCTGCGTCGGCGAGGGCGGCTAGGGGTTCGCTCGCGAGAGGGCTGAAGCCGAGCATTCTTTAGGGCTCCTGCGGCCAGATCACATTGTAGGGAAAGCCATCTTGATTCGTAATGTCGCGCAGTGCTTGGCGATAATCCAACCAGACCAAGGGAATTTGCACACCCAAGCCATCGCGAGCGTTTTGATCGATCGCTTTTGCCGTGGCCCAATCCGTAGCGTCTAGCAAGTCGTCGCGTTGATTGCGTACACGGGCTTTTGCCTCTGCTTCTGGTAGGTTGCTGATCGTTTTTCGATTAACAACACGATTTGCTTCAACGATTATTTCATTTGTAATTACGGTTAGCGGATAGGTGCTGATGTCTATGGTTTCGTCAATCATTTCTACCACGGAATCTACCCCGATAATGTACCCTGCGACTGGCGCCGAAACGCGCTGACTATCAGCAAGGTCTACCCAGCCTTCATGTTCAAGGTAACGGATAATGAGTTTG